GGCACGTGCTGAAGGACGATGCGCCTTCAACGCCGACCAGTCCACCCGGACGCGACACGAAGATGGCCGACTCGCCGTAGATGTACGAAGTCGAAAGGGTTGCACCCTTCTTGCTCGTCACCTTCACGGAGTCATCGACCACGACATCGCCCAGTCCGAACAGGGTCGGGGGGATGCCCCAGCGCGAGAACGTATCCGAACCCTGAAGGAACGACAGGGCGGCGGGGTAGTTCTTCACGTATTCCTTGACTTCCGGAGCCTGTGCAATCACGTTCGCCACGGTCGGAGAAATGACCATGATGAGTTGATTGGGGGCAATCGCGCCGCCGCTTGACAGGCTCACCTGCCGCATGACCGCCTGAATAGAAGCCTGAATGCTTCCGTTCGCAACGCTGCTGCCGTTCCAGTACGACGCAGCCGAAATCGGGGAAGCCGTGGGGTTCGCAACGAAGTTGCTGCCCCAGTTGCCCGTATCGGTCAGGATGGCCGCCGCACGGTTCGTACGGGCGGTCATCGCCAACTGCGCCTTGCTGCGAGCGTGCTGCGCAACGACATCCCACGCGGCCTGCGTCGCAGTCTCCTGCGGGATGTAGAAGGGGAACGCGAAACGCTGCGTGGCGTACTGCACGAAGTCAAACGCGTTCTGCTTACCCGTGGGGCGGTCATTGCCCAGCGGCCAAGCAAACTCGCGGTCGCTCGTCAGGCGAACGTTGTCCGGAACGTCCTGCCGCAGATAGTACCCCGTCATCTTCGTGACGGGAACCAACTGCGCGTACCGGGTGAGAGCGAACGAATTGACGCTTCGGGTGAACTCCACCTGAAGCGCACCCGTCGCAAGATCATTGGTGGACGGGACGTACGTCGAAAGTCCACCACCGACAACAGAGAATGCCATTGTTTAGTCCTCCTTGTAGGTAATGGCTTTAGACAACGCGAGTGCCGAAGCGGAACGCACGGATGATTTCACCCGCGCCGCCAGCAGTTTCAAGTGCCATGTAGTAGCACACGTTCGTAGACACACCAGCGATCGCCCGACCGGACGAATCCGAAGTCAGAAGCGTGCCGATGGTGCTGATTGCCGCGCCCGATTCAACCTGCACCGTGTTCGACGGCTGGAGGGTGATCGGGTCGCCAGCAGCAGCGTGGACGGTCAAATCAAAACGCTTCACGCTGCCGTCCGTGACACCAAGCACGTTGTCCGAAGCAGCATTGGCCTGCTGGCCCGTGAACGCCGTAGAAGTGTTGATCTCCACGAAGCGGAACGGGTTGATATCGCCGCTTGCGATGAAGTTCGGGGTGAATCCCATGTCAGACATTGGTAGTTCCTTTCCTGTTTACCGCTTGATGCGGCTGTTGATTGCCTTGGCGAACTCTTCAGGACGGCCAGCGAACTCGCGGACCATGCTGGAGATTTCGTTCTTGTTGATGTCCGTGCTGCTGGGCAGGGCGGCGCGGCTCATGTCGATACGCACGTTCATGGGATCGCGGGTGAACAGTTCCCGCCAACCCTCCAGCGTTCCCGCCGGGTCGTTGCTCGCCTGAAGTTCGGCAACAAGCCGGGGACGCTGGGCGGCGGGGATGCGATATCCCTCGCTCTCCATGATGTCCAGTTCGCGGCCAAACTTCTCACGGCGGATTTCCGCCTTGAGCGAGTCCAGTTCGCGCTTCATCTTGGCGTTCTCGCGGCGCAGCGCGAAGGTGTCGGCGGAACCGGGACGGGCATACATACCCATCTCCTCCTCCTCCTCCTCCTCGCCACCGTGGGAGTCGATGTCGATATGCACGCCGTCGCCTTCGCCGGATTCCTCCGCGAACTGCTCCGTGAGCATATCTTCCGCCGCCATCTCCTCCTTCTCCTCCTCGTCCGAACCAAAGTGCTTCTTCATCATGGACTTCATCTCGTCCATGTCACACTTCAGCGCGGCGACTTCCTTCCGGATGTCATCGTCAGCCATGTTGGTGTCCTTCGTACCGGGAACGTAAGTGGATAGCCCGCCTCCGACCGTCCCCATGTCGAAGCGCAGCGAACGTGCGAACCGGACCAGTTCACCCTTGCGGGTGAAGTGCGTGTCGGGAAGGGGACGGCGGGGGGTTTCACGCCCCAGCAACGCCACTTCCGACAGGTGATTCTGCTCCGACCAAATCTCCGCGCTACGGCGCGGGAAAGCATTGGTCGCCAGCAACTTGTCGAATACGGGCTTCTCCACCTCGCAGTCGCCCACGATGAAGCCCACCCCGTCGCGCTCCTCGTACCCGATGTTGGTAAATCGGCCCACGCTGGACTTGGGTTCGTTCCCGTCCTTTTCGTGCATGACCACCAACCGGGGAAGCGACCCGCGCTCCATGTACCGCCGGGTGCTTTCCACGATGTCCTGCACACGCTCGTTATCGAACTTCGTCAGTTCGGGGTCCGATTCGCCGTCCAGCGCAGGGTCGTAGGCGCAAAACACTTCCAGCCCGTGAATGGTCACGGTCTTACCGTTGTCCGTTACGCGGTGGGAAGGGGTGTTCATTAGCGCAGTATCTCGCAGGAGTTATTGCAAGTCAATGGGTTAGGCAAATACGCGATATGGAATGCTTGGTTCCGGGGTGAACGTCGGAAGCCACGACACCTGCTCCTCCGTCAGTTCAAACATCACGCGGATGTTGGTATGGAAACGCGGGTCGCCTGCCTTGATCTGCTGCCCGTCGATGTCGTAGGTCGCGGGGATCGGCCCGATGAAATCCACATAGCAGCCAGCGACAGGCATGAGGACCAGTTCGCCGTCGCCCGTGTCCTTCTCGACAAGCAGTCCTGCGGCTTCCAGCGCATCGTCCATCTGCGCCTCGGTGTCGGTGCGGAGCATGAAGTCTGTCATGTCATGCGCTCCATGCGTCCATTTGCGAGTTTGTGAGCGAGAATGGGTAGTACTTGAATTGCTTGACCCATTGCGATGTCATAAGCGATCCATCGGCTCCAAACGACAATGCAACCAACCCCTGCGGATATCCCGGTGCCGTGCTATATGAACTTGTGCCTACCTGTCCACCTTTGCTTATTCGGTGGTTTCCAGACTCCATCCTTGCAGCCAACCTGAACTGGGTTCCGTTGGTTACTGCACCCGCTAGTGGTACATATGCATCAACATTGTTGCTGCTGTTGATGTAAGAATTGAGTGCTGGTCGGTTGTTGACGGCTCCAGCCACAGTAAGACTGAAGTTTGAGACAGTCGTATCGGAAACAACTGAACTCAAGGCAACAAGTTTTCGGTATCCGTCTGGATTCTGGACAATCGTTCCCTCGTAGAGAACGCTTGAACTTGATGGTGACCCGTACCACGACGAGAAGTTCGTCCCGGTCATCACGCACGAATCCGCGACCCTCGTCGCCTGACTCGCGCCCGTGGGGATGTACGAGGAGGCACCGGAGCCTGCTTCCAGTTGTGCGCCCCAAGCCTGAATCGCGCTTGTCCCGTTGCCAGACCATGATGACACAACATCTGTTGTCGCATTCTGCGGGACGCCGATCCAGAATGCAGCACCTCCGGTCAGGGTGGATGTCCATGTCATCGTGACGCGATACCAGCCCTGCGTTCCCACCGGAGCAATCGTCGCCGTATTCGTCGCACCGAACTGCGATCCGAGGCTTCCTGCCCCGGTCAGGGTGAAGTTCCGGCGCGCCTGTCCTCCAGCGACCACCAACGATGCGACCGTGTACCCATCAGCCTTCACGAACGCGGATGCCGTATAGGTCGTTCCGTTGACGATGCTCGGAGCATTGTTTTCGATGGTATGGCGGCCGGATGTCGTGTCGGGAATGATCTTGACGGCGGATGCCGTGTTGTCCGGTGCCGTGAATCCTGTCCAATTGGTCGTGACTAGGTTGGTGCGGCCAGACCAATGTCCCACTCCGTTCTGCGTCAAATCACCGGAGTAGGTGACGATATTGGCAACCTGCCCCTCAATCAGCAGTCCCCTCGGTGCCAGCGTGGTCGGGTCGTAGTCGAAGCGAGCAGAGTCGTATAGTGGAGAAGTGCCCGTGTTCTCGTAATACGCAACCGGAGCAGAACCGGGG